CCTTTCCGTTTTAGCCATTCTATTAGCACAAAAATAAACTAATGAATAATTATTCTTTAGACACAATTGTGCAAGCAGAATTAAAGAATCCTAATCTGGTACTTGGAACAGTTATCGCCGCAGCCGGTGATATAATTGAGAAAGTCCTGAAAACCAATATTGAAATACCCTACTGTTTGAACTCTGAGCAAAAGGCAACTCTGAGTCGCTTCTTCAACGGGCACATTCAGGAAGTCGGCACACAACATGCTGATCATCCTGTTATGGCTGTGACTTATTCTTATTTTAACCGTGAGATTAAGAACACCGTTGGGAAAAACACTAAAGTTTTGCTGTTAGGCTCAAGTTACAAGGAACTACGGTCTTTCAAAGAAGATAAAACTACGGAGCACGTTCGTGCGGTAGCAGTTTTTGGGATCCAAGACGCACGTGATTACGCCAGATTGCATGATGGATACTTAGCTGCATTACAAGATTTGAGCAAACCGGAAATTGCCGCCTTAGCGCGGGAATATATAAAATTTTATAAACATTTAACTGAAGAACAGACTATTGTTGATTCACCCCATTTCCTCACTAAATATACTTACAAAAAGTCTAAGGAGAAATTTGATCTTGCCGTAGCAATGGAATCATTATACGATATGTCGCCGCTTGATGTGTGGAATTATTTTGACCATTTCGGTCTCAAGAAATGCATTGCCACTTTCTTAACTTGTATTGAACTCACTCAAGCAGATTCTTTCGACGACTTGGATTTCGGCATGACCTTTAGAAGGGTTTCAGGTGGTAGAATAGCTTGTATTCATCATGGGTCCAGTAATGGTTATGTTCATCATGAGAAAACCTTTTACTTCTGGAACCTGAAAAGTTGGTTTGCACACAAGGACAAAGCGATTTACCTCGAAAGAACTAAGTGCTTTGGTGCCCACACTTCAATAAATATATACATGGTGCCGAACATCAACAATTATTTAGTGAGAACTCTGCCCTCACATTCTGATACGTGGGTGCAATTATTCGACCCTATCCCTTGGATAAGAAATCGCGAGAAACATTACTTTTGGGTTCTGAAGGAGAAGTTCTACTCAATTTATTATTTTGGTGAAAGACAAGCTGCAGAGCAATTTGATCCAACTAAATTGTTCACTTATGCACACGGGAAAATTAACATGCTTTCGATAGCAGGGAATGTAATTAACATCTCATGGAGTGCTGATCCCTGGACAGTTGATAAAACTGTTCAATTTGCGATGATGTTGGCCGTCTTTAGAAAAGGGGAAACTTTTCGGTTGTTGTCCGATGCATTGAAAAGTAGTGAAAAGAAAGGTGAATTAGTGGATCTCTTACCGCATCCTTTGATTGCATGGTTTAGAAGACAATGGGAGAAAATGGTTGATAACCCCGTTGGTGAACTTTTCAGTCTTAGCAGACAAACAGTATTGGAAGCCCTTGAAGGTTCCATTAAATCAGAGAGGCCAACTGAAATGTTGCTTATTAGAGGCCCTAAAGGTTGTTATTCAGTTGAGGATTTACCGGACCCGGTTGATTCAACGCCTCCAGAGCTTAAAGTGCGGGAACCGCCAAAGTTGACCCCAAAAAGAAGTTCTCT